TTTGAGTTTACCTTTAATTGGAGCCTTCATCCCTGATATGGTTCCCTATGTACAAGAAGGGTTTTCCGTATTGTCTACTATGCCTGACTACTACAAAGCATTCTTAGGTGGCGCTATAGCTGCCAGCTTTGGTATCAAAACTTTGTCTCACTGGGGTAAATAATGGTTCAGATAACCGTACCTATAGACTTTGACTTTCCTACTGGCTTTGAAGACACCCTGCCTAATCCCGGAAATTATCTAGTTCCTCCTTCTGTGCTGGCGGGAATAACAGATTCTTCATCTGGAGTTACCGTTAGTGATCCTCCTACAACAGGCGCAAACGTGTCTGGTTACTATGACGTTCTTCGGTCAGGTGATTTTACTGATGACCCTATAAGTATTCTTCAGGAGCTATTAAGCAACCAAGGATACATTACAACTGGTGCTGACATGGCTGAGGCAGGAGCTTATGGCCCTGTTGAAGATAAGTATATTGTACCCGGAGGCATAGATAGCTCAATAGGCGCAGGTGCCTTTGGATTTGACAAGACCTTAAAAGACTTTGGAGGATATGACTTTGACTTTGGCAATATCTCCAATGAGAACCTAAAGAAGTTCCAAGAAGAACTAATGCCTGTTATGGCTCCTGCTGTAGCACAGGCACAGTTGGAAGGTCAGAGTTATCAAAACGCACTTATACAGGCTTATGAACGCTCACCTCAAGTACAGGAGATATATGCTAAATATAACATATCTCCTAAAAGAATAAGCCGTAACAACGCATCTGAATACCTATATGATCCTTTTACATTTTCAGAAATACAGACTGTAGACAGAAGCAAAGGCTTTATGGACTACGTAGGAGACGCAGTAACATCTGCACTTCCTACATTAGCCTTAACTGCTATTATGGGGCCACTAGCTAGTAAATTTGCAGGGACTCTAACTGCCCCTAATACTTTTGCTAATACTACTCTTTCAAATGTTTTTACAAGTGCTGGGGTGTCTGCTGCTCAAGGTGGCGATTTAAAGGATGCTCTTACAGCCGGACTTACAACAGGTATTGGGGCATATACCTCACCTTATATTAGCGATGGTCTTAAGTCTATAGGTGTTGATGATGCTTTTTTACGCACTTACAACATTAAACCTGAAGAGTTTTACAACTCAATCTCTGGTGCTTTACTAAGCACAGCCGCCGGAGGTGATTTAGAAGACTCTATGGTTTCTGCTGCTGTTAGCTACTTGAGAAGAGCAGGAGTTCCCGGAGTAGAAGAGCCTGCCTTTGTAGAGAACATCAGAGAAGGCTTAAAAGATGCAGAAGACGTACTCAAAGGTGCGGTTCCTGAGCCTATTTTAGAAGTATTCCAATCTTTAGATTCTGAAATGACTGAAGAAGAAGAACTCCAACTTACTGAAAAGTTAAGTTTTTTAACTGAATCATTTGAATCAGTAGAGCCTGACGAGAGACTAATGAGTCTTTATGACAGAATGCTAGAAACTGCTAAAGCAGGAGATCAGGGTTTTCCTACAGATTTTAACAATTGGACAAGAGATGATTATGTAAAATGGATGGTTACTCCTGCTAATAATGTAACACAAGATGATAGAGATTACTGGTTTAGTCAACCGGGAGCTAGTAAATATAGGGCTTTACACGATACTCTAGGGGGCGGAAGACCACCTTTAAATCTTGATCCAGCCCAACGAAGAGGAGTTCTTCAATCAGACGGGACATACTCTGAAGTAAGACCTGCTACATGGCGCACAGAGTCTAAAGTTATTAGTTATGATAAAGACGGAAATATAATAACTGATGGTTCAGAGGCTGACATTGCTTATGAAATACGTCAGTTTGAAGATGGAACCTATGAAGAAATAAGAAGGCCAGATGTAACAGTATCTTTGGACACTTTAGATACTGCCGGTGGTGGTGGCGATACTTCAGCAGATACAGGAGGTTCTTCTGGAAGTGCTAGTGGAGAGCCTACTACTGCACCAACTACAGGTGACACAGGTGACACAGGTGACACAGGAGGTGCAACTGGAGGCGGAATGTTAACAGGAGGACAGCCTTCTGGAGACATTGATCCTGACGTAACTCCCCCTGTCACTGGCGGAGGTTCTTCAGGAGGAGGAGGGACTGTTGTTGTGTCCTCTGGAGGCGCAGACGGGGATACCACTGAAGTACAGACCCCTGCTCCGACTTCTGAAGCAACTTATAGTCAAAGCGATTTAGATGATGCTATTGCTAAAGCTCTAGCTGAAGCACAACAAAATGACCCTACTCAGTTTGATCAGGCAGACTTAGACTCCGCAATTGCTGACGCTGTTAAAGAAGTACAAGATAACGACCCTACAAGGTTTGATCAAGAAGATGTAAATACTGCTGTAGAAAAAGCTCTTACTAAGCAAGCAGCGGAGTACGAACAAGAAATAACTGAGCTAGAAGGTAAAGCAGAAGCTGCCCGTCTTAAAGCTGCCGCTGACGCTAGAGCAGCAGCAGAAGCAAAAGCAAAAGCAGCAGCAGCTTCAGCAGCTAAACAGTCGCAGGCTAAAATAGACGCTGCTAACAAGGCAGCAAAAGAAGCAGAAGATAAAGCTAGACAATCTCAAGCAGAAGCGGATCAAGCTAAATCAGAAGCAAGTAAAGCACAGCAAGCTAGAAGCAGAGCAGAACAAGAGAAAGCTAAAGCAGAACAAGAAAGAGCTAAAGCAGAACAAGCACAAAAAGATGCTGAACAGCAACAAAGAGAAGCTGAAGATAGACAAAGACAAGCTGAGAAACAGCAAGCAGATGCCGAAGCTAAGCAAAAAGCTGCTGAAGCTAGACAAAGAGAAGCTGAACAAAAACAATCAGATGCTGAAGCTAAGCAAGCAGCAGCCGAAGCAGCGGAAGCTAAAGCAGAGGCAGCTAGGGCTAAAGCAGAAGCAGCTAAAGCTAAAGCTGAAGCAAGACAAGCTGCTGCTGAATCTGAAAGAGATAGTGCAAAGAAGGCACAAAAGCAAGCAGAAGCTGACGCAGCTAAAGCTGAAGCCGCACAAGCTGAAGCGGAAGCTACGGCTCAGGAAGCTACTCAGGCTAATAAAGAAGCTCAGGATAAAAAAGCAGACGCTGACGCAGCTAGAGAAAACGCAGCTAAGGCTAGAGAAGCAGCAGATACAGAAATAGATGCTGCAAGGAAGGCACAAAAGCAAGCTGAGGCTGATGCAGCAGAAGCCAGAGCAGATCAAAAAGCAGCAGAATCTAAAGCTGCTTCTGATGCCGCTGAAGCTGCTAATCAAGCTGCTAGAGACGCAGAAGCGGCTTACGAAGCAGGATATGGCGCTGGACAAGCCGAAGGAATTACCGACGCTGGCGTTAGTGACGGTGGGGGTTCTGGAGGAGGAGTAGGTACTGGTGATGGCACAGGTACTGGGCCGGGCACTGGGGCAGGTACGGGTGATGGCTCTGGGGACGGTTCTGGTTTGTTTGCCGGTTTAGGAGGAGTCACAGGCGAGATATTTGATGACTACTTGAAGTTTAAAAAGAGTGATATATCGACTACGCGACGAAAAATGCCAGCACTAAAAGGCTATACTGCTCCTCAAGCAGGTTTATTTAGGAACATATTATGAGTACCACATACTTAACTATAGTTAACGAAGTTCTACGGAGGCTTAGAGAAGAGCAAGTTTCTTCTGTTACGCAAAACACCTATAGTAATATGGTAGGCGCTTTTGTTAATGACGCTAAACAAATAGTAGAAGACTCACACCAATGGTCTACACTACGTACAACTATTGTAGTCCCTACTGTTGAAAATACTACAGAATATAGCTTGACAAATGCTGGAGAACGTGTTAAAATATATAGTGTCATTAACGACACATCAAACTTTTTTATGCACTATCAAACACCTAACTGGTTTAATAATGCTTATTACATTTCTGGTGAAGTAACTGGTAGTCCTGACTCATATACCTTTAGCGGTGTTGATAGTAACGATGATACTAAAGTAAGAGTATATCCTAAACCATCAGGTGTGTTTAGTTTACGTTTTGATTTAATTGCTAGAGAAGCTGAACTATCTGGAGATGCAGATACCACAGTCTTACCTAAGAATGCTATTGTCCACAACGCTGTAGCTTTGTTGGCTAGGGAGCGTGGGGAGACAGGTGGTACTACAGCACAGGATTACTTTGCAATTGCAGAGAAGTATTTGTCTGATGCCATTGCATTAGATGCTTACAAGAACCCTGAAGAATTTATTTACACGGTTCCATAATGGCTCAAGAAAGACAAAACATTTATATTGCTGCTCCGGGTTTCAAAGGACTTAATACAGCAGATTCTCCTGTTATACAAGACCCTGCATTTGCGTCTATAGCAGAGAACACTGTTATTGACAAGTATGGAAGGATTGCAGCTAGAAAGGGCTTAAACAAGCTCACAAGCAGTCCTACGCCACTAGGATCTAGTCTAGGCATTGAGACTATCTTTGAGTTTGTAGACCAAAGTGGTGACATTGTAGTATTCTCTACTGGCAACAATAAGGTCTTTAGTGGTACTACTACACTAACTGATATTACACCTGCTGCATACACTGTCAGTGCAAACAACTGGAAGATTGTAAACTTTAACAACCATGCTTTTTTCTGGCAGCGCTTACAAGAGCCACTTATCTACACTGATGAGTCTGGCAGCGGAGTACTAGAAAAGTTTAGTGACCATAGCCATGCTACAGGCACACCACCACAAGCTAATGAAGCTCTAGCAGCCTTTGGTCGCATTTGGGCTGCTGACGTTGCTGGCAACAAATACACCCTGTATTGGTCTGATTTATTGGCAGGTCATGCTTGGACAGGTGGCTCTTCAGGTTCACTAGACTTAACTACTGTGTGGCCTACAGGGCACGATGAGATTGTAGCCTTAGCAGAGTTTAACGACCTGTTGGTTATCTTTGGTAAGCGTAGTATTCTATTGTATACTGGTGCAAGCTCGCCGTCTACTATGTCTTTGCAGGATGTTATTTCTAATATTGGTTGTATTGCTAGAGACAGTGTGCAGTCTACAGGTACAGACTTAATTTTTCTGTCTGACACAGGTGTACGTAGCTTAGGCAGAGTTATTCAAGAAAAGTCTAACCCTATTGGTAACGTATCTAAGAATGTAAAAGATACCCTTATGGAGTCTGTCACATCTGAAGCTCTAAACATTAAGAGCGTGTATAGCCCAGAAGAATCTTTTTATTTACTGTTTTTACCTACCAGTACGGAAGTATATGTTTTTGACACTAGAGGTGCTTTAGAGGACGGTAGTTATAGAGCTACAGAGTGGATAGGTAACAAGATACTTTGTGGTGAAAGAGCCTCAGACGGTACACTGTACTTAGGTAATATCAAAGGTATAAGTAAGTACGATGGATACGTTGATGATACTTCTTCGTACACAATGAAGTACTTTACTAATCCTCTGTCTTTTGGACAGCCTTCTAAACTGAAAATGCTTAAAGAGTTATCCTTCACTGTTATAGGCGGCTCTGGGGCTACTATTGTAGGTAACTGGGGGTATGACTACACTGAGTCTTATACAAAACAGTCTGCTAGTATCGCTACTAGCTTAATTGCAGAGTATGGAGTATCTGAGTATAACGTAAGCACATCAGAGTATAGTGCTTCTATTATTATTGATGTTGCTAAAATAAAAGCAACAGGGTCAGGAAAAGTAGCAACAATTGGTATAGAAGCCACTATTGATGGCGGCGCTCTTTCGTTGCAGGAATTAAATACTGAAGCTATTATAGGTAGGCTTGTATAATGAGTGATTACACAAAGACAACTAACTTTGCATCAAAAGACAGTTTACCTTCAGGTAACTCTGGTAAGATTGTTAAAGGCACTGAAATTGACACAGAGTTTAATAATATTCAAACTGCTGTCGCTACTAAACTAAACGTCAACGATTCTACGCTCACAGGTACAACTACGTTTGGTTCACTATCTGATGGTACTATTACTATCACTGCTTTTGTAGATGAAGACAACATGGCATCAGACAGTGCTACGTTGCTTCCGACGCAACAGTCAGTTAAGGCATATGTAGACTCACAGGTTACTGCACAAGACTTAGACTTTCAAGCAGATTCTGGTGGTGCCCTTAGCATTGATCTAGACTCAGAGACTCTTACGTTTACTGGAGGTACTGGTGTAGACACTAGCGGCTCTGGTAACGCTGTAACCTTTGCCATTGACAGCACTGTAGCTACGCTTACAGGAACGCAAACACTAACTAATAAAACCTTAACAAGCCCTGTGCTAAACACAGGTGTTTCAGGTAGTGCTGTTCTTGATGAAGATAATATGGCTTCAGACTCAGCTACTCATCTTGCTACACAACAGTCTATTAAAGCATACGTAGATAGTAACGTAACTGCTCAAGATCTTGACGTAACTGACGGTTCTTCTACAATTGACATTGACTTAGACTCTGAGTCTTTAGGTATCTTAGGTGGCACAGGTATTGACTCCACTGCTTCAGGTACTGGTGTTACTTTAGCTATTGACAGTACTGTAACCACTTTAGAAGGCACACAGACCCTTACTAATAAAACACTTACGTCACCTACGCTTAACACTCCTACTATTGGTACTTCGTTTACTATTGGCTCTGCTACAATCACAGAAGCAGAACTAGAGATTCTGGATGGAGCTACAGTAACTACTGATGAGTTAAATGTACTGGATGGTATTACAAGTACCACCGCTGAACTAAATATCTTAGATGGCGTCACAAGTACTACAGCAGAGTTGAATATTCTAGATGGAGTTACCGCAACTACTACTGAACTTAATTATGTAGCCGGCGTAACTTCAGCTATTCAAACACAGATAGATGCTAAAGCTGCTCTAGCTGGTGCAAACTTTACTGGTGATGTAGACGTTGCTGGTACTCTTACTACTGATTCTTTTAGTATTGAAGACGCTACAAGCCCTACTCTTACGCTGAGCGACACTACAAGTGCAAACCAAAAGACAACTTTAAGCCACACTGTAGGCGCTTCTGTTCTGACCACAGGAGACAACGGTGTTTTTGGCTCATTTAAGGTAGCAGCTTTTGATGGCACGTCTACAATTAATCGTTTACTTATTGCAGACAATGGCGATGTTAGCTTATATGAGGATGGCGGAGTTACTGCTAAGGTAACATGGGACAGTAGTGAAGAAGCTCTTGAGTTTGATGACAATGTAAAAGCTACGTTTGGCGCCGGCTCTGACCTACAGATTTATCATGATGGGTCTAATAGTTACGTTAGCGACCAAGGCACAGGCACCCTAAAAATACAAGGCGACAGTCAAGTGCGTCTTGAGTCTACTGCTGGTGAAAGATATTTTGTCGGGACAAACAACGGAGCAGCAAGGCTTTACTTTGATGACAGCGAAAAACTAGCCACCACCAACACAGGCATAGACGTTACTGGCACAGTGACTGCTGATGGTGGAACAATTGTTTCTACAGGTTCAGATGCTTTCTCATCTAAGGCTGTAGGTGGCTATGCAATTCAAGCGTATCAAGA